TAAACTACTTGACATTGTATTCTTCTATTTTATTACAATTGTATCGCATTTTATCGCATATTATCAAGATACTTCAGATGGGTGTCCCACCCCAAGTATCCACTTTTCACTATTTTCATAGTTAAGTTCATTATACTCTACTTTCACAAAACCTTCAAGAGGCTTTTTCCAATAGACATTAATGTTTTCATACTCCTTTAATAGAGCAAGAAACTGTTGTTGTTGAGTATGGAAGACTCTATCGTCTTCTGTATAAACAACCTTGTATTTATACAAGCCAGACTCAGCAAATATATTACTGGGGTCATTATGTTCAAGTGCATCGAATCCTATTAGACATATGTCTTTGTAACCGTTTTCGATTGCATATCCTAATGCACTCATTCCACCAAATAGATTCTTAAGCTTAGGATTATTATACATAACTATGTTATTCCCATAGTCCCCGCTAATACCTATAAAGAAACATTCCTTTCCGTCGTAACTTCCTTGGACTGAAAACTCCGTATCTCCGTCCTTCCTAATCTCATAGAAGTTATCATATTCACCAATACCCATCTTCATCATATCCCACATTTCAATCGGGACGGTCTCGAACTCGGCAAATGCAACTTTGTTTGTTTTATAGTATTCTTCGTCTACAATTTTTGCTTGAACTTCTATATCAATTGCAAATAGTAAGTCGGGTTTAACAATATTATTTGATACTGCATTAAAACCCCACCACTCTTTATCTTTGAATTCTTCCCAGTCTACATTCTTCTGACTAGGGCCATTCCCTATTAAGTAGAGCATATTTCTAGAAGCTTCTTTTTGTATTTCTGTTGGTCATATGATATGAATGACTTGTACTTGTTAATTCTAATGTGTAAGTCGGGATACACTACCTTCTCTGAGATAAGTGCTTCCCAATCTTTAGTGAAACCAATTATTTCATCCATGATGCAAATGGTTTCTAAACTTACATCCTTACTCATGTAAGCTTTAAGTAATCTAGGGTGTTGACCGTCGACTACTTTAAGTTGTGTCTGAATCTTGAACTTTCGTATCAAGTCATTCACTTCTGTTTCAAACATATAACCTAATTTCTGATTACGTTTCTTCCATTCACGATATCTCTTATCACATTCTTTATCTAGAAGGTCACCCGCCCAGAAATCTTTATATGATAGATTTGCAATATAGAAATCTTGTAATTCTTGTTTATATGTTCGGTACAGTTTACCAAAATGGTATTTATCTTTACGTTTAAGAAATGACTTGATGTCTGACTTCACTTTTCCGTTATACTTAACGAAGTCATAATCCTTGGAATGAAAATGTAACTTTATCCCAAGGTATAACGTGTATGCATCATAACCTTCTCTAGAAGTCATCAAGTAATAATCTTTTTCTCTGCTGGGACTTCAACTCTTGGAGCTTCTTTTTGTCCTGTTGCAATAAGATATGCATTTTGAACACCTTCGTTAGATTCGGTTGCAAAAACATAATTATTAAATGTAATGACTGCTGGATTTTCGTCTCCAGTTACAGCCACACCTCTAGCAAAACCCATTCCACCTTCGGGATTGGATACTATCATTTTTGGTTGAGTTAATGTAATGGTTGTATCTAACTGACTGTCAAATGTTCCAACATACTCTCCACTGATTGCCACTACTGTGACGATATCACCTTTTTTCATAATTACCTACTTGTTAAAGAAACCTGTAATGGTTCCTTGTGCTGATGAACCCCTGTTTATCATTTTCAAACCAGTTGCTTCCGCTTCTAGCTTTTCTTTGAGAGGTTGGGATATTAACCTCTTTGCTGATTCGGGTTCTACTTTGTTATCATCACAAACTTTTATGATTGCTCCCATAACATCCGTTTTACCACCTATCAATAGTTTTTCAACTTGTTCTGTAAATTCTTTTTTACTAATCACATTTATACTCCATGTAAGTTTGAATACTGTTCTCTCAATTTATACAACTCGTCAACATATTCGCATGGGTCTGCAGAAAATAATTGAAAGTTACCATTTTCAAGACTTACTATTGCAGTAATTTCTTCAATGGGTGTTCCTGTTAGTTCTTCTACCATGATTGCATATGCAGTCATCTGTAAGAACCAAGGTTTAGCCATATAATCTTCTTTGAATGAAGAAGATGTCTTAAAATCTATAATAGATAATGCATCTTCAAATATTCCAATGCAATCTACTCGTCCAGCCATTTGCAACTTGTTACTTAACATAGGTGCTTCTAAACATATCGGTACTATTTCATCTAGTACTGGTTGGACTCCTCTGAATCTATTCTCTTCTATAAGGTCTTGGAATACTACTTCCTTTTCTTGCCTTAGATAGTCTTCTACGACTTGGTGGAATGATGTACCACGTTTGGCTGCACCAGTTGAAATACGATTGGCCTCTTCTTCACCAACTCGTTCTCTCCACAATTTGATATGTTCTCTATTGAGTAAACCGACAACCGTTGTTACACTTGGATAGTGAAATGATTCTTCTCCATCTGTGTAAAATCTTTTACCATTCTTCTGAACAGTTTTTAAATCTAAATGTTCTAGTTCCCACAGTTCTAATAATTTACTCATAAGTCTATTCTACTTCTTTCTTGATTGAATGTCTAGATGCTTTTTAACTATTTCTTTAGTCTTAACTTCTTTGGTTCCACGTTGTCTATGTCTGTCCATAGGTGAGCCTGGGTTTGCAGAAGAAATTTTATTGAGGACTTCTTTGAATCCATCATCTGTTTTTACTCTATCTCCATGTCCACCTACGGTCATGGGAGCGTCAAGTATTACTTGTTTTAGATGTGGGTTGTTTTCTTTGAATTGGTCAAGTTTTGTATAAGACATATTATGCTCTTCTACTTCACCAGTTTCATTATTTAAAAAATCATATAGAGGCATTCATAAACTCGGGTGTTGGTCTTGCAGTCCATACTGCAAAATCTTTTTTGTATTTGTTATAGTATTTATGGTAACCATCTATACTCGATTTCATTTTGACATCGTCTGGCATACACTGGGGTGGTTCTCTCCATGCACAGAGGTCAATATTGTTCGGTAACTGGTTTAGTAAATCTAGTAGTTTTGTCTCTGTTAAATGGGCCCTGGCATAACGATAGGTGTATTCCTTACATAACGCTGCAAATAGGTCATATACGAATTGATAGTGTACTGCATTCTCTCTAGTCCATATTGCAGACGGATGATTGACGTGTGAAGCCTTGTATAAATTGTCCATATCACCTTCAAGTCTCCATCTTTGAATTCTACGTCCACTTGAATCGTCAATATAATGTTTACCATCTAACATTCTATGTGCAGTTGATAAAAGCTGAGCATATTCTATAATCATTTTGACCACATGTTTGTCACAATGCAATTCTGCAGCGACTTCGGGTTCTTCATGTAAATAGAATATGTTCATTGTTTAATCTCCCTTAACCAATCTCTGTAAGGGACTGGATTGTCTGTTGTTGTTAAATACTTTTTGTATTCCTCTTTATTTTCTTTTGATTTTGTCATGGTATCAACCCAACCAGTGGATGAGTCTTGCCATCTTTTAGAATTCTCTGTCATTTATAAAATAAATGATTATTAATAACTACAGTCTCATTCAATGAGTCTGCCCAATAAGGATTTACACTGTCACTATGGTAATGTGTGGCACCTTCAGTGATATCTTTGTACTCACCCCATGCAACTGCCTGTGCAACCTCGAGTGAAGCCAACCAAGTTGCACTATCTACAGGTTCGTCTGACTTACCATCACAAAACCATGAAAATTGACACATATTTCTAACTGGTACTGGATTACCTTGCCAGTTTGTTTTCCATTTGGACTGATAAATCACTCCACAAATATTATCGGGGTAATCTCGGTTTGCAACGCGATTCATCACGACTTGTGCAACCGCTATTTTACCTGCCAGAGGCTGATTTCCAGCTTCGAAGTAAATATTTTTTGCCATACAGACATTTTCACCATTTGGGTCGGATGCAAAAGCCTTCTGAACGAAAATAACACCAATAAGGGTCAAAGTCATCAACCCCATGTGCATAGGAATGAACCATTTAGATTCTGAATTTGGTATTTTCATGATTTATACTCCACCCAAGCCTTAAAAATTGTATTTGCTTGGTCTCTGTTAAAACCAAAGTTTTCTCTTAACCATCTTGGAGCTCCAAACATGTTAATTTCACCACTTTCTTGTAATAAGTCTAATTCGGGAAACCACTCAGCTGGTTCAAAAGGCAAATCTGCCCTACTTAACTGATTTTGGTTTAAATGATAATTACTCATAATTGTTCTATCTCCTTCAGAGTGCTTTTTACGTCTGCATCTGATAAATAACCTATAACATCATTTGTTATATGTGTATTATAACACAATTCTCCTTCTTTGAGAACTGCCATTTCCCATAAACCGTCTTTACCGCCATATGAGTAGTCGTGTTTAACTACACTTGCACCATAACCGTTAGGAAATTCGTGTACAACCTGTACACCATTGGCATATTCTTTAGTTTCTATAATCATCGTCATCATCCATAAGCATTTTGGCAACGGCTAAGCACATTACACACATAAACCCTACCACTACTGTTAAACCTATATCCATTAGTAACCGCTCGTTGTATGAGCATACTCATCTTCACAAGCTTCTTCACCACAGACACATATGTTCTCATCTAAATCCAATTCACCTTGAAAAGGATTCATATCTTGAGCATTAGTTGTTCCATAAGTTGCAAGATTGTAAACATCATCTGCTGATAGTTTACCATCGGTACATGATGCAATTAGTTTTGCACTTTCGTAATCAAGCTGCATAATTTCTTTCTCCGTTCCAGTTCTCACCGTTTCTATTATAGTTGTCAACAATCATGTCAACAACATCACCTGCCCAAAAGGACGTACCACCAATATTCCACTGACACTCTTCAGTAGGAATGTATCCATACTTCCAAGCATAAATGGTAACAGTCTCATACTCCCAATCATCGTAATCAATCTCATCGACATTGTTTGCATCATACCACTTGGCATCAATAACCCACTCACATGACACTTTGTCATCGGGGTTAGCACTAGTAAATGTTGGGGGCCCCAACACTTCACACAACCTTGAATAGGTTGTAGTTTTATATCCCTTAAGGGATGTCCCGCCCGAACACATATCGGGGGAAAGGACTTCATAATCTTTAATTATCATATTGCATTTACCTCACTAATTAATTCTGTTACATCACCCACCCATGTAGGATTGTCGATTTCATCAGAACGAAAATCTCCTTCTTGCACTTCAATCGAAGTGATGTAATCGAATGACCCTCTCAGGCCATTGTACCTGTTGACATGTTTCATGACCAATGCAGCTGCACTAGCCTCAGTCAAACTAGGTGAATGGTAGTAAGAGTGTTCACCCTCACCATATGCGTTCTCCTCATACACGAGGGTCTCCACATCGAAACCGATGACATAATCCGACCCACCTTTGAACTTATGGAAGTTATCTCCATACTCTTCAAGATTTTGGGTGGTGATTACATATTGGTTTCTCATAATTTTTTCCTATTAATTTATTACTCTACTAGTATATCAAAAAGCCAGAGCCATTGTCAAGGCATTCTTAATTAAGAATAGTAGACCTACTGCATTAAGTAATATCAATGCCCTATCGTTCCATAAGAATGATACCCATAACCAAAGTGCAATTCCAACCATGGAAAGACCTAAGTCATAATGTGCCATACCATCGATACCTCTTAGAGACATCGCTGCAAGAACGAATACACATGCCAACCACTTAACATACCAATCCGTGGTATGTTTTGGGGTTACACTTTTTTTTGAATATTTCATATTAGATAATCCGGCCCGTATTTTCTCATGCCAGTAATTTGATATCCACCTTCCATGAAGAGGTTTCCTCTAGGAGCGTTAAGAGCAGGAGTTGCCCATCCAGCAGACATTAGAACATCACCACATTTGAAAGTGATTCCACTTGATTTAGTCCACTCTGCTTTATTAATGAAACCCCAAACTGAACGTTGACTTCCACTATTAGTGATAATCTTAATATACTTCCTAGACACTTTATACTCGTAAGAGTAATCCGTTAGTGTTGGATACTGTTTTAAGTGTTCGATTAATAAATCGTCACACAGTTTATCACAAAGTTGTAAGAGTTCTTGCTCTTGGTTAACCTCGTTTACTAGTTCTGAAAGTTTCATATTGTCTCCTTGATTTTTCATTATATACATAGTATAACAAAAAGCTTAGGCTGCTGTCAAGGCCTCTTTGGCTAGTAGAAATTCTTGTACTGCTATCTGTTCAGTTTTAGTTAAGTCGGATATTCCATTGAACCTAGAATAGGTTAATCCTATTGTGGTCATCTTGTTTCCAGCAGTGACCGCTGCATTCCATAGTCTTAGAGAATCTTCATCATTCCCAGCGTGTAGTTCTCCCATTTCACATGCCGTGATAATTTCACGTCCAAGTTTTACAATCTTCATTTGAGATTCGGGTGATGTGTAAATACTGTTTTCCATTATAAACTCCTTTATTGTTTAATGGATACCAGTATATCAAAAAGCTGGGGGTGCTGTAAAGACCTTTTAGAGATTTTTTTGTATCTCGTCTAATTCTTTTAATTTCTTATTGATGATGTCTACTCTATTGGGCCAATAGATATAATCCTTGTCTGAATCTTTTGCAAGATTCTCTAGAAGGGGTCTGACAAAATTATCGAGTTTGTTGATTACATCCGTTGCAGTTGTAGTCTTCTCAATAATCTTAGTATCAATGGCTGCAAGTTCATCTGCATCCATCGCTGTAAATCCGAAATCGTTATAGTCTGTCATAGTAGTATTTATAACGTATCGTCGTGAAGATGGTAAAAAGTTTCCATATCTTTATACATCTGTTTGTCACTCTGTACATCTTGATAGTTTGCAAATGCTTGTATGGTTGCTTCGGGAATCTCTATATCGGGATAACTAGTAATTAAATAATACACTAGACCCGAAACACTTTGCCATGTAAGACTAGGTAAGTCTTCATGATTTAACAGTCCTAGATTGAGTGTAGTAAGTTTGTATTGTCTTTCTGAGTTGTATGTAAGGTTACTACTTAAATGATTTAGAGAAGCTTTCTCAGCTGCATACATGTGACCCTTGGAGATGTTTGGTTGAGATGCACGAGATGAAAAGTTAATGATGAACTTAGTTTTATCTTCTTTCCATGCACGGTGAGCTATCTCTAGAACTTTAGTTTGGTCAAAGTCTCTATGTGCAAAGTTAATTAACACGTCAATATGATTAGGGTTCTCATAATCAAATCCGAACCAGTTAACGTCATTCATTAGTATGTCGTCTAGTCTAGGTGTAGACACTTTAATATCATCACCTTGATATGGTGTTGCTTCTAGTGTATCTTTAATGTTCTTTGCGAGACCACTACTTCCTGTTATTGCTACCTTCATAATATTCACTCACTATGTCGAACGATTGTTTACCAAATAAGCTACCATCGACACTGCACTTATTACATGGGGACATATCTCTGTTCCCCTTTATTAATTTTTTTCTAATCTTATTCATGGGTTTAGAGAACCATACATTATGTAGGGTCTCTGATAATAAGTTACCTACAACATGCTCTCTACCCCAGTCATTGGAACAGAATAAAACATCACCATTCCAATCAACAAACATTTTATAAAAAGGATAATGACACGGCTTACCTTTAAGTGCTTCAATTGTAGACTCCTCTATTCCTACCCAATCCATTACACCACTTCGATTGTTTAGTATCAATCCATGTGTTACGAAATCTCCCCAATGCATTCTGTACTTGTATCTTTCTTCGGGAATGTATTTCATCACTTCATCAAAGTGTTCTATCTGTTCTACTCCGTCATAAAGATTAATGTAGAGTAAATCTAATCCACTAAACTCAAACAACTCTTCTGCATATTCTCTAGTAAGTTTATCTCCGTTAGTGTTACACTCTAATGTTGCATTCGGAACACTGTGTCTAAACGTATGCACAATTTCTTGGAACCTAGGATTAAGTAAATTTTCTCCGTATCCACTTAACGATATCTTACCACTAAATCCATTCTTATGTAATTCGTCTCCAATAGTCTTTGCAGCCTTGGGTGTCATATGTAAGTTTCTATTTGGAAACACTTCGGGATTTGCACGTGGACAAAATGAACATGTCCTGTTGCACAACTCTGTAGTGTTAACTTCGACTGTGAGAATAGAACTAAGTTCTGTCAACTCTCCTTGTCGACTCCAATGTTTCTCTTCTTGCTTCCTACGGTGTTCTAGAAAATCATACTGGTCAACTGCAGTGATTGGAATATTACGTGACACGTTTAACTCTGATTTGTCTTTCTTGTTCATCCAAAATCTGTTCGTGGTAAGAAAACTCAATTGAGTCGCCAATGTTAAACTCTCCTTCTGTAAAGTATTTGGGGATGATAAAAAACTGTGATGATTTGTCTTCGTTGATTTTACAACTTCTTGGGTCACCATGTCTATTGTAAAGATATGGTCTAACGTGTAATCCGTCTTTGTTTAAATCGTGTGCTGAGAAAATCAGCTCATTGTCTTCTAGATAAAGATTAACGAATGGGGTATCGTATTGGATACCTAAACGGATTGTGTATTCGGTAGGGAAATTAAAACGAAGAACGTCATCCTCTATTTCAGAAAAACGTTCTACGTATCTTGGACTAACTTTGTTTAAATCAAGGGGTAATACTTCTGATAACTTAGAAGTATCCACCGTCTCGCACAGTATCATCGTCATTGTCTTTGTCTCCGTCGCTATCTACAGCTGAAACAAATGAACCGTCATCTTGTAATGATTGGATTAACTCATCTGTTTGGTCTTGGAATGACTCAATCATTTGTGCTTTTGTATCTGAAGTATTGACTGTAAAATCTAATCCTTCAGCTGCTTTCTTAATACCAGTCTTGGTCATTGCATCTAGTTCTGCACTTGATGGAATTGTAATCTCGTCATAAGACTCTTCTTCTTCAACATCTGTTTGTGCATCAATTTTTGCTTGTGCAGCTGCAAGTAATTCTTCTTCAGTATCATAAGAAGGAATTGTTTTTTCCGTTACTGGTGCTGATACTTCATCACCATCCTGTAAAGTTTCTGCTCTTGGTTTAAAGTTACCACCAGTGATTACTGGTTTTGCAAATTCAGATTCAGTTCTTACATCTTCTTCCTGTACTTGAAACTCTGAACCTAGAGGTTGTACTTCGTCTGATAATTCAAAACCTGTATCTTCTTCAACTGTGTCTTCAGTAACATTATCATTTGCATCAACCCATTCTTGGAATGATTGTTTTGTTTCTTCTATCTTGTCATTGAAAGCTTCGTCTGTAGATAAAGGTTTGTCTTCGATTATCTCATCTGCTTGTGCAACTTCATCTACTCTCTCAACTTCATCCAAGAAGGATTCTGTTGTAGTTCCACTTGGTTGGAATATTGGAGTCTCTACTGCTGGAGAATCAAATACTTCTTCTGCTGGTTGAATAGTTTCTTGTGTTTCTTCTGTTGGTGTATCCCATCCACCATCAGCAGGATGTGTTGGTGCTGGGTTAGGTGTGTCTACTTTAGTATGAGACTGTGGTGTATCCAACGGTATGTAAGGTTCTTCTTCTACACCTTCGGGAGCTGGATTCATTGCACGTGCAAGTCCGAATGCTCCTGTAGCACTCTTCTTAGGTGCAAGAGGTGTTTGTGGGGGTGGAGTAGGAAGTTCGTATCCATGTTGTTTTGCAAGGACACCAATCTCTTCTGCTGACAACTGTACGAATCCTTCAGAGTTTAATTCACCCTGTTTAACTCCGATGACTCCATCGTTGTTTAAGTCCATGTTGATTCCATGAGAAGCAAGTACTGCTTCTAACTGTGCAATCTTCAAGTCTGCTTCTTTTCTTTTGATTCTTTCAGAACTTAATCTATCGTCTTGTTCTCTTTGACGTTGTGCAAAGAGTTCTTGTTTTGCAAGATTGTCTGCAGCGATTAATTCTTCTGCTCTACGTTGTGCATTTTGAACCATGGTATTATATTCTTCTTGACCAGCAGCGTACTCTCTAGTAACTGCATCAAGAGGAATTAATTCACCTTGGGTAACGTTTCCACTTTTAAGATGTGATTGAACAAGTGCATTGACTACGCCAGCACTGTTAATTGTAAACCCGATTTTAAAATCAGCAATCCTCTTTTGGATTCTTTCCAATTCAGTTGGTTCGGGTGCGTCTTGTGCAAACTGAGATACAGTTTGGTTTTCATTTGTTGCCATAATTTAATTTACTCCATGGAGCAGAACTAGACTAGAAAGTTGTTTACTGAAGTTAAATCTAACTTCCCTTTTTAATATGTATAGTCTCGGTCTACTCTTATATTTAGTTATCGTGAAATCTCGGGAAAGGCTGAAACTGCAATTTCCTTAGTAATATTTGGGAATGCCCAAACGCCATCCTTAAGAAGGTCTAACAGTTCTGCTTCTTCTTTAGGGATACCTTCTAGTAATCCAATCCATAGTGCTTCTCTTTTTGTAGTAGGCACTTGTTCGGTTACAAAATATTTGAATTGTTTATGTTCAAATCTTAGACTTGTTTCTGTAAGGTCTGTTGCTGGTGCAGCGTTTCTTCCATAAGGTGTTTTACCTTCGGGTAATGTTGAATTAATATTGTCATCAAATGCCCATTGAAGTATTGGTTTGATTGCACCATTTCTATCGTTGAATACTTTTAGACCTTGAACTGCTAATTCGGGTTCCTTCTCTGCAACGATGTTTGCTTGACATAGTATTTCATATGCATCTGCATTGTTTTGAAGTTCTTTCCTTTCGGTAATCAACTTCATCTTCGGTTTATTGGGAGCTCCTTTCGGTCTTCCTCTTCCTCTTTTTTTCTCTGTCATAATGTAAAATCCTCTACATGATTTAACAACTGGTCTAGTCTATGTGTTCTTAGATAGTCAAACACTTTACCTCTTACAGGTTCAGTCTTGTCAAACTCTTCTAAGATATTCTTTTCTATCTCAGCTGGTATAAACTCTAAGTCAATTAAAGTTTGGTTTCTTAAATAGTTACGATAGTATTTATCGTCACTCTCAATTGTAATTCTTAAGTACTTATCTTTGATAGGTTTCCTTAAGGGTGTCTGTCTAATACCTAGGTCTAAACAATCATCATTAGATAGAATGTTTGGAACTCCATCTGACTTATCACCAGTAAGGATATGTTCTCTCAAAAATAAATCGGGGTCTTGACAATCTATCATCTTATTTAGATTGGGACTCCATTGAGTTACATATGGGTATTTATGCAATTGCTGAAAGTCTTTATCTCCACTGACAATGAGTACATCTTCCTTTGCATGTTTAGTTAACACTGCAATGATGTCATCAGCTTCACACTTCTCAACATACATGTAACGGTATGGAAAGTTCTCTTTGATTTCCATCTTAACTTTGTGAAGGGTATCGAATATCATACCCCAATCTTTATCGTCAGCCTCTCTAGACTTTTTACGATTTGCTTTGTACTGTGGGTAGAAGTCACGTCTCCACGGATTGGCTGCATCCGTGCAAAGAGTTATCTCACCATAGTCGCCTGAGTATTTCTTTTGATAGTTTCTGACTGAGTTAAGTATCATGTGTCTCAACATGTCCTCACTCATTTCACCACCATTCATTTTAAGTTGAGCCATTAGACCAGCAATGATGGTCTGAGTAAAGTCTATAAGAATCATTTAATCACTTTTAATAATAATGTATTTTTGGTCATCATGTCGTTTCCGTCTTTCAACTTCGACCTAGGAATCTCATCCATAAATCCACGAGCAATAATATTACCACCTCTTACTAGTCTATCAAGCAACTTGGAATCTGTCAAGGTCTTTTCTTTGCATGAATCGTATCCAGTAATTCTAGAACCTTTGACTGCAAGATTACCACTGAAGTGTGTAAACTTTTTAGATGCAGTGTTGTACGTGAATAAATCATATGCACGTGGTATCTCTATTGGTTCTATTGATTTGTAATCTTCCCACTCTGCAAGGAAAGGAAGTTTCCTTACCATACGAGCTGGGGTCATAGGTTTGACTCTACGGATTGGTTTGTATTCATCACAATATTTTCCAATATCGGATTCAATACTCTCTAGAAATTTAATGTATTTTTTCTTTTGTGTCTTGGTAAGGAAATTAAAAGCTTCCTCTAACTGTTCACATCCTTCTTCGTTCTTCACTTCAACCAATGCTGGTTCAGTATGACCTTTCATAAATGTAACAACCTTTCCACTGTACTCAAGTTGTTTTAAATACTTATACATTGAGAAATCAGATTTCTTATTATCCATCCAACAATCTATTTGATATTCTACTTCAGCATAAGCATCCATTGCCTTCTCACGCATCCTCTCTTGAATGTTTATTTTTTTGGGTTCAGTTTTCATAATCATGTGAGCAGTATATAATAAAGCTTAGTGCATTGTCAAGTATGTTTATTTAACTATCGTCTTTTTCGTCTCTCTTGTTCGTAATCATAAACTTACGTGCTGGATTTATCATTAAGTTTGCACGTTGCATTAAGTCACGATTTGCAAGAAAAGGAATGACACCTCTACTATCTAAACTAACTTCTTGTTCGTATATAGTGTTTAGAAAATTTAATTCAAGTTCTACGACTGGTCTGTCTTCAGCTGGTTTTAATAAAGTAACCATTCTCTTTAATGGTTTCTTATACTTAACACCCTCTGTTGTCCATGTAACTATCTTACCGTTGACCTTTAAATCTTCTGCATGAAGTGAACAAGCTGTAACTGAATTACCTGTGTCTAACTTCACTGTCATTTCTTGACCTTCGACTTCGATGGTTTCTAATACACCACACTCTGTTGGTGACTTCTTCCATATGTCTCTGTCTCTGTAAATCTTAAGAACCATCTTAACAATGTCCTCACCGATAACCTTAGAGATTCCTTCAGTGCCTGGCGAATGATTTACTTCCAATAGGTATGGTGGTTCAGTCTTTCTGTTTTTGCTAGGAATAAAGTCTACACCACACCATTGTCCGTTGACGGCTTTGCTAGCTCTTAGACAAACATCTTTTTCTAACTCTGTCAATGTAACTGATTGTGCATCTGCACCTTGGGATACATTACTTCTAAAGTCATCTGTAATTTTGTTTCGTCTCATTGCACCAACAATTTCTCTGTTGACAATGACAACACGTACATCGTAATCTGATTCGATATACTCTTGTAATAGAATATCACAGTAGGGGTCAATCTTATAAATCAAGCTGACCTGTGATTGTAGTGACCGTTCTGTTTCGATGAGTAGAACACCTACACCTTTAGAACCCTGTAATGTTTTGAGTACCATCGGGAAATTATTATCTAATGCTTCGTGAGCTCTATCTACGGTCTCGGGTTCATCGTTTGGAATCAATACGGTACGTGGTTGGTTTAGACCTATCTCTTGCAGTCTCAGATACGTTCTAAACTTGTCTGAACAAACTTCGATACATTCCCTAGGGTTGCATGTTGCAATACCGTAGCGTTCAATCTGAGAGATTAAATCAAGGTAGGAATCCTTAGTTGTTACTGCACCACGAATCATAACTAATGTGTCTGCATCAATCTCGAATCCTTTCTCATCGTCTGCATTGTGAATAGAGATAACGCCAGACTCATCATCACGTTCTAGGTATGCACCATTGACACGAACGTTGTAAACATCCATACCTAACTTTTCTGCAACACCAACTATCTTACCACTGGTAGATTTCTTAGATTGTTTCTTAGGACGTTCTGCGATAACAACAAGACGATAAGGGTCTGATTTCTTAACGTCTTCTTCTACTATTAATTCTTGAAATGATTTCATTTCTTTTTTAATCCCACCTGTATGGCTTGTTCTTCTAATGGGGTTAATGGTTTCTTATGCAACTCTACAAAGTATTCTGCATCCACCAACACCAATGGTTTATGTCTGTTTCTTTTAATTACAACAATAGGTTCGTACTTACCACAATTGCTTTCTGCTTGTGTGTATGCATTCCACACGTTAACTGCTTCTTGGTTCTTACACTCTACACTGTATGGAAATAATCTTCGGGACTCTGTACCTAGGATAATATCCTCACCTTGAGAACCCATAGGTCTAGACTCTGAATCTTCGGGGTCTAACTCTAACTTCTCTACTAGAAGATTACGAAACCACTGTTGTAGTTTACGTCCTTTAGCTTTTGCTGATGATGTCTTCATTAAAAGTAATACTCACTCCACAACCACAACTGGCTTCTTCATTAGGATTCTGAAACGTGAACGTTTCATTTAATCCCTGTTGTTCATAATCTAAAGTCATACCATTTAAAAAAGGTTGACTCATTGTATCTATTAAAAATTTAAACTTACCGTAATCTATTTCTAGGTCACCGTCTTGATATTCGTCACGGATGAAAACATATTCGTATCCACTGCAACCACCACCTGTAACTCCTAGTCTAACTTTGTCTACTTGTTTTTCTATAAGTTTTGCTATGGCAATGTCTGTAACTTCTATCATAGAAGTATTTATACTTCAGACTCCCATACGCCGTGGTCATTAGCGTCGTTATCATGTTTATCTTTTTTAGGTTTAAATAATTCATAAGGAATATCTCCAGTTTGGTCTTCGGGTACATAGAGATAATTAATATCTGAACGGTTACATGTATCAATTGCATCGAAGATAGTTTCCACTAAAGCTTCACCACCTAAATTAAATGATGTATTAAATATAATAGGGGTGCCATTCTTTTCACCTAATGCTTTAATTAAATTATAATAATTTTTATTTTGTTCTTCTGTAACTGTTTGAATTCTACATGTACCATCTGCATGAACAATAGCAGGAATCTCTTCGTATGCTTTCTTCTTACATTGAATTGCAAACGACATATAAGGAGACTCTTCTAACTGCAACATTTTAAAATATTCATGTGCATGTTCTTTTAATACAGTACCAGCAAATGGTCTATAATATTCTCTCTTCTTAATTGTATTAACAATTTGTTTTGCATTTGGATTAGTAGGGTCAAATAATATTGAACGATTACCTAATGCACGTGGGCCCCATTCGGAACCGTTTTGAAACATACCAATAACCTGTTGTTTATCTGTAAGTAATTCGATTACTTGGTCTTGGTCTCTTATGACTTCTGCTTTAATCATTTGTAGTCTCCTGTTGTTTCTGATTATAATAATGCAACCAGTATGCAGCTCCAAGTGCAGTACCACCATCATGGGGTACAGGGTCAACAAATATATTTAATTCGGGGAACTCTT